TATTCTTGACATTATCTACCTCCATCTGGTTTTACATCCAACATCAAAGTTCCGTATCTCCACGACTCATTAGCTGCAGTGTTGGCTATTTGTACACTAACATATCTACCCCTAGCTCTTGTATCTTTTTTAGTGGTAGCTGACGTAATTGTAAAAGGACTGTTTGTAGACGATGTTTCTGTTTGTGACGGAAATCTTTTTACAGATAACGTTACGTTTGCGTTGCCATTTAAATTTTTAAAGTCAGGTATAAACCTGCTTACGGATACAAATTTTTCACCAGGTCCACCTTGTGCCTGTAGATCATAGTCATACGATTTTATGTTTGATGTTACTGTTGTAACAGTTCCGTCTTCGTTTACTTGGTCTGTGCCTATCTCATGTTGAAAATATTTAGTTTGTCCCAAACCAACTTGCCCTTGCACTACAGGAAAAGTCCCTGTGCCGCTTGTATTAAACTTGGTAGCATAAGGTCTTTCATATATCTTTGCATCCATCCAAGATGATCTTGATTCTGTAGACAAAGCCCAAACACCACCCGGCACGTTTGCAGACTCTGCGTAATTGTAGGACACACCCTTGTTGTTAAAATCACTATCAGCTGGATACCACCAAACTATTTCAGAAAATAAATTATTAAGACCTGCTGAAACTTGTTGTCCTTTGGTTTTATCTAAGTTGTCAAACACTTCGTCTTCTACTGCGCAAGGTAATGTTTTAACTGTACCATCATACAGCAAGAAACCTTTTGTGCTCATCCAGTATGCAATACCATCAACCTCAACAGCAGCGTTACGTCCTATCAAGCCACAGTTAGTGCCCACTTGTTCTACACCAAAGTAAAAAGGTGATCCTATATATTTCATTGTATACAAGGCATTGTCTGTAAATACTAAGATACTTTCTTTTGCTTTTAGTGCTCCCATAATTTTTGTGCCGTCTTGTAATCTTAATGTACCTGCTGTGTTTGTAGAAGTTGGTGTAAATGTATTTATGTCTTCTTGCACAGAGAACCTAATAAACATGTCGTCTTGTGTTGACGTAGTTCCTATAGTTGTTTCAGTGCCAAAGTGTATTAAGTGTCTAGTTGTAGGTGATATAAGTGTAATACGTGATGCCGTTGGGTTATTGCTTGTAGAAAAGTTAGTTGTGCTTTTTGAAGCTCTAACACTTAATCTGCTTGCTGCAGACGGATTCCATGTAAATGTTTCACCGTTTGCAATTGTTGCAACTAACACTTCACCAAAGTTATCTAGTGACCATAAGCCTGGTTCTAGTGTTGTTTGGTTTGCAGGCAATGCTGTACCCCAACCACTAAAGTCTGATGCATCCGTTACGGTTGCACCATCAGCATGAGCTGCAGCCGATGTTCCAAGAGCACCCCTTGTAAGACCCGTTAAGTTATTAGTAGATTTACCTGTATATGTAATCAGTTCTGTGCCTATAGCTATCGTGCCAGAGCTTGGAAAGGCAGTGCCACTAGTTAAAGTTAAAGTAGTGTCATTATTTGCAAATTCTGCACCTTCGTTTATTGTTGAAGTTGCAGCTGTTGATACTGTTCCGCCCCAAGGCCCAACACCCCAACCGTATCCGTACGTTTGTTTTTGTGGACCAACCTTTGTAAAAAACTCTACAGTAGTAGAACCACCTGTTGACACAGTTGCTCCTGCAGCAGCGGTTGATGTAATTGTAAAGGTGGTTGCGCTTGGAACAGTCACAACCATAAATGTCTTATCTTCAAAGTTTGACGCACTAAGCCCCGTTCCACTAGGCAAGGTTACTGAGTCAAGCAAAATAATATCCTCAGCCGCTAAACCATGTGCTGATCCTGTTGTTATGGTAACTGATGTTGAGTCGTCTGTTGTTGCAAGTGTGCAGCTTGTTTGTTGTCTTGATGAATCAAAAGGTGATATGTCATACAACTGACCTTCAAAGTATAAGAGTAAAAATTTATCTGTGCCTAATGCAACATATCTGTTACCTGAAATATCTAAGAAAGGATGTTGGCTTCTAACTACACCAACAATACTTTCGTTTACAAGTGATGACCAACCACCAACTTTTTCTGGTAGTCCATATCTAAAACGAATATTATCACTATCAATCCAACGGTTCTCTGCACCTTTGGTTGTGTTTTGTTTATCTATACCTGGTTGTATTTGTAGTTCAATAAGGGCCATGTAAACCTCTTACGTTCCAGCAAAATGCTTCTTTACCCAACCTTTTGTTGAATTTGCATAGACTAGTGTAAAACTTTGTCCGTTTGTGCTAACAGTTAAATCACTAGCACTACCTTGAATAGGTTGACTGTTTCTACCAATGGTCAAATTGTTGGAGTTGAAACTAAGTTTGCCGTCTAAAAAATGCACTTCATTACCAACAGCAGGACTTGCCGGTAGTGTAACGGTTACCGCTGCAGAACTAGTATCAACAATAACTTGATCACCGTTTACAGCTGTATATGCGTTAGTTGTGGTTATATAACCTTTTTGTGTAATACCTGTTATAACATTCGTACCATCTACAATCACGAGCATTGTAGATCCAACAGGCATAGTTACACCTGTACCTGAACTTGTCTTAACTGTTATTGTGTAATGGTTCGTGCTTCTAGTTGTACCATCAATTACAAGATATGTTTTTTCACAAGAATCCGGGAATATTAAACTTCTATTAGCTGTCATCGTTCCTGTAAGCTTAATAACTTTGTTACGACCATCAGATGTTGCACCATCACTAATTGCTGGCGTTTGATTGCCTGATGCTAAACTAAGCTCAACATAACCACCAACAGCTTGTTCGACCATGTCGAGGTTGGTATTTGTAGTTGTACCCCATAAACCGGCTTTTTCTCCGGTGGTCATTTTTTCAAGTTTTAGTGATGTAGAAAATGATGATGCCATAATTATTTATATCCTATGCTGCTACGTTTGTCCATGTTTGGCTAGCGTTCAAGTTTATATCATTCCAAGTGACAACACCAGCGCTAGTTGTTGTTATTGTTAAAGAACTACCTGTAGGCACAACCACACAATCCGCTGTAATAGTGACCGTTCCGGTAGCCACGGTGCCCATTTCACTACCAGTGGCAGCTACATCAGCGTTTGCTTTAGCAACTACAGTGCCTACAGATACAGTAGCAGAATTACCTGTGACTGCGAAGTTTGCAGCTCCGCTGAGTGTTACATCACCGATTGCTGCTGTTACGTCGCTACCATCTACAGTTACAACCGCTCCAGCTGTTACTGTTACAGAGCCTGTAGCACCTGTAACCGCGTTGCCCGTTACTTGATGCTCGGCAACACCACTAATGGTAACGTCACCTATAGATATCGTTGACGAGTTGCCTGTTACGAGTGCAAATGTTTCGTCGTTGCCTGTGCTGGCAAACGTTGTTGCTGCAAAGGGGCGACTACTAAACATTATCTAACTAACCACTCCTCTACTGTGTCTGAAATATCTTTCATTTTAATCCAATTAGTTCCTGTCTTTTGACCTTTAGTTATTTGTATCTGTCCAAGCATACCTATGATAACCCACTCATCTCTTTCAGCTCGTGATTTATATTCTTTGCTTTTATCATAATCAGGATTAGCTTTTTTTCTTTGTTGTGTCTTTACTACTGCATCACTTGGCACTGTAACATCTGATGGAATTTTATCCGTATCATAAGATAAAGTATTTTTTACTCCATCTGTAGATACGCCAGTTTCCCATTCAGTAACGGTATAATCTTCCATAATAAAACGACCATAATCATCATGTAAGTATCTATTAGTCCAACTATTCCAAGCAGTATTTCCAACTATCATTGAATTAATGCCATCAACTTTAGGTCTAACTACTCCAATAACTGTTGCAGCATCATCTGAAGATGTAGATGCTCTAACTTTGTTGCCATCTAATACAACTGTTTTACCAACGGCAATAACATTACCATCATTAGTTTCAAAAAACTCTGCATAGTCAGCACCATTTGCATTAAAAGTACCGTCCGCATACATATTGCCTTCACCAGTCATAATAAATTCTGAATCACCGGAGTTTCCTGACATCATTCTTAAAAAATTAAAAGCACTATGACCTGATCTTGTAGTATCAAACCTAAGCATATCTTGAGCCAAAGATGCGTTTGTATTATCAACCTCAATCGTTTTTGCGTTTGCTGATGACTGAACATTAAATATTGCATCACTTGTTCTAGAGCCTCCTCCAACAATTACACAATCAGTACCAGCATCAACTTTTAACATACTGTCACTATTATCACTCTCAACTCTAAAATTTATATCCACCTGTCCGTCATTGAATACTGTTTCACCACTACCGCCTGAAAATGGTCGTAATCTCATAAACTCTGTTGAGCTTCCTGCCGCCATCATTTCAAACCTAAGATCACCTTCTTCAGTGCCGTCTGTAACATCAGTCATTGCAGCTTTAATTATTGCATAATTAATTTGTTCACTAGCATCATTTTCACCAGAAAAAATTATTCTACCAATGTCGTCATCATCTGCTGGGCTAGCAGAATTTCTAAATATTCTTAAACCTGGACCATTAGTTGCATCTGCATCTGTCGATGTTAATGTAAGTGCGTCCGTGTTATCAGCAATGCTTATAGTAACATTATTATTAAAGTTAGATGCTCCTGTTGTAGTGATTGCTATGTCAGATGCAAGTTTACTAGCTGTAACAGAAGCGTCAGTCGGTGTCGTTGTTCCGCCATTATCTGAACCTAGTAGTATGGCAAAGAAACTTGTGTTGGCAGCAGGTGCCGTTGTGAATGTTAATACGCTACCTGATACTGTAAAGTCTGTGCCTGGCTTTTGTATCACACCACCAAGAGATAGGATGATCTGATTAACGTCACCAACAGTTACGTTGGTCGAGTTGACCTGCATAGTGTGCGTGGTATCAGAACCGTCGAACCCTGATGAAATGTCATCAAGCTGTCTGTATGCTCCACCTAAATTTTGTCTTCCTATATATGCCATTAATCGGCCTCCTCTATTGTGTTACCGTCTGCTACCCATTCAAGAATTTCTTTATAGTTTGTGTTTTTATTATTAACTGGAACATTTACTATAGTATTACTGGGTTGTCCTTCGTAAGTAATTCTCACAACTGAATTTTCTTTAAAAGTTCCTGATTCATATTTTGCTGTTAGTATTTTCATAATTATAATTCCGAATCAAAACTAAAAGTACAGTTTGTGGTGCTATCTCCAAAATGCACTGTTCCTTGACCTGCTGAACCTCCGCTACTTACAGTTGCATTGTACATGCAGGCTAGTG